TCAGCATCCAATTTGGCATTAATCGCCATAGCTTCAGTCTGAGCTTGACCAAGAGCTTTCCAAGCACGTTGCTTATCTTCGATAATAGCTTTGCCGTGGTCGTTCTCAAGAGCCTTCTGTGCTGCATCCAATTCCCGGTTGATTTTGAGTGCTTCAGCTTGGGCTTGCCCCAAAGCTTGCCATGCACGTTTCTTATCTTCGATGATGGCAGCAGAGTGAGCATCGTCAATAGATGTAGCTTGCCGCTTATCGAAGGCAGCATTCATGCGATTGGCAAGCTCTTGTTCAGCAGCATAGCGTGCCTCAGCAGCGTTCTTCTGAGCTTGCTGTTTCGCCAATACATCTTGATGGTCTTTCTCTCGCTTGGCCGCCTGATCGGCGTAATAACCTTCAGCACCGGCACGCAACTTATCCATCATTACCATGCCATCGTAAAGCTCCTGCTGAGCAGCAATAGCAGCTTTGGCAGCTTTGTCGGCATAATATGTGTTGGATTTCTCCGTCATCATATCAATGATGGCGTTGTACTGAGAGGCAGCTTGTTGGGCAGCATCTACTTGGGCTTTGGAACTATCCTTAGAGGATTGAGCAAGCTTAGTTGTACTCTTTTCGGCTTTCTCGCCAGCCGCTGCGAGGTCGTTAAGTTGTTTAGTTGTCGCCTCGATACCCGACCCGGAAACCACGACTTGTAGTGAGCTTGCCTCTAGTGCCATATTTAAGCCTTTCTAAATGCATTCAACGCATCGCGCATCTTTATTGCCAATGCAATCTTGTCTACTTCTTCATCTTCTTTTTGTGGTGCGTATGGTGCAGGACGTTTCGGGTCCGTTGCACGAGATGCTTCAGCACAGTATGCTTCTGACATCTTCTTCAGTGTCTGCCGCTCCCAAAGAGTTAGCTCTAGCTTGTTCTCTGTACGGAAGGCTTGCAACTCCTGCCAAGATAGCGGAGCAAGGCCCATGCCAGTGCTAGTTCCTTGGCCTGATAAAAAGAATAGCTCCTTTAGGTGTGCATAAGCCGAGGGGATTTCGGGCAAATTTACCTCTAAAGGAGCTATTGTTGTACTGCTTATATTGTCTTCAGGTAAATCTGAATCTATTCGTTCTTGAATAAGAGGCACATTGTTTTGAATGGCCTCTAGTCGAGAGCAGCTTTGCTTGTCAGGCGTAGCACCAAGCCACGCCATTTGTCTGACATATAGCAGAAGCTGTTCTTCGATTATTTCAAGAACGCCTCCGTCTTTCCCAAGAACTCATTAACCTGCGTTTTAATCCAACCAAAACGCTCGTCCGAGTACAGTTTACGGAAAGCTTCTTGGGAATCTACAGGCTCGCCGTCAAGCGTAAGATTCTCAGCAGTCACAGACAGGGCAACAAGGAAGTTTACGCTTTGTTCACGCGCTTCTGCTGGAGTGGCTTCACGCTTACCGCGTTTAGCAGCAGCCTTCATCATTGCATCTACAGCGCGTGCATATGTTTGCGAAGCTTGGCCCTTGAGGATAATTTGTACGGGCTTAGTCTCTTCTTTGTCAGCGTACAGTGGCATATCGGTTGCTGGGTGAGTGAGGTGCAGTGCAGCTTGGTCTTCAAGAGCCAGAGTGTTCAGTTCAAAAGTCATGGTAGAGTTTCCTTCTTAGTTATGTTATGCTTCTTGTGAAGCGGATTAAGAGCTATATTGCTCTTTGATTAGTGATTCAATTCGGTTTAGGAGGGCGGCTTGGTTGACGTTATAGAAGCACTCTTTATAGCCGTCAAATTTTTCTGTGGGCTGTTTGTACTGCTGTTTAAGTTCTCTAAGGATAAGTGTTTCAACTGATCTAGGAATTTCCCCATCCTCTAGGAAATATGCTTTTAGCACCTCAAACTTTTTAAAAGACTCCCTTGATACGGATTTACATCTGGCAGTAGGATTCCTGTTTGTGATACCTACTTTAGTAATATCGTCTGCATTTAATACGTAGAGATAACCCGCTTTTGCAGTGCTGTACCCGGCTTTAGTACATTCAGGGCAACCGCCTATACTGTCAGGGTGTAAATGTGCGTTCGGAGCAACCTTAAACCACCTATCGTGTTCTACACAGCGAATCTCTACTTTCAAATTATTCTTTACGTAGTCAACCTTTGTGTAGTCGAATTTATTTGAAAATTTCTTGATGCCGTCCTCAATAAACTTTGTAGTGTTTCCGCGATTCTTAATTCCCCCTACTATCTTTGCGCAGGCGGGGCAATCTGCTCCAGATGAGTGTGTCTCGGCAATCGTTTTAAAGTGTGTTTGATGGACAGGGCAGAACAAGCTGAATTGGGTTTTTATGCCACACCAAATATCCCTGATATGCTCATAGTTGAATTTGGTTCCGTGATATTCCTTAGAATCACTTACAAATTTGTCGAAGCTGATCCACTTATTAGCGCCGTTTCTTGCGTACCCGCACGATCTGCACCCTTGTCCAGCGATGTGTGCTTCTGGCGTCATCTCAAAAAGAGCACAGCAACTATTGCACAAAATCTTCACTTTTAAGTCGCCTCTTACATATTCTACGTATCTGTAATCGTAAGCTCCATTGTGAATCTTCTTGCTCTGCTCAATGAATCCTTCTTGAGTTGTGCGCCGTTTTAATCCATTTTGCTCATAAGCGCATTTTGCGCAACCTGTGCCACGCATGAATGTGCCGGCATGTACTTCAAAGATTCCATGTTCGTAGCACTCTACTTTAACCTTGGCAGTAGTCGTGGTGTAGACAATGTGCTGTAATCCGTACTTTGTTCCGTGTGAATCGGTGCATCTAGCCAAATATTCTTCTTGAGTTAACTTCTTAGCCATTTGTGTGTATCCTTAAATTAAACGATACACTTAAGGCGGGAGTAAGGTAATAGGCCACTACTCCCATAAGTGTCAAACATTAAAAGCTCTTGTAAGAAAGCTCTTAAGGTTTGGAGGGCTGGTGCCCTCCGTAATACTTAGACGGTCACAATACTGTTGTCCAGTTCAACCGAGATATTCGATTGCAGGATGTTATCAGCACCGCCGATGTTAGTTTCATTCGACGTTACGATTGCAGTAAAGTAGTCGGTCGAGCCGAGTGCAGTCGGGTAAACAACCTTAAATGCACGCGGTTGACGATCCGCAAAAGCTGTTGCAAGTGCTGTTGCGTCCGAGCCGGTGTGGCGGGCGAGCGTCAGCGAGAGAGTACCAAACGATTGCGAACCTGCCCTCTTCACTTCAACTGAGGTGTCAACCGGAATGTGGGAAATAACTTTTGTCTTCCCGCCAAAGGTGCCATAAGATGTAATTTCGCCAATTTGAACCCAGCCACTAAGCGCCCCAAAGCCAGCGGAGTCGTATGTAGTAGGAGTAGAAGCATTAATGAAGATTGCTGTGGTAGCGGATGTAATTGCTTTCGAGCCAGCCATTTGTATTTCCTTTAATATTTAAAAATTAAACCCAAAGCCGAGCTTTTACACCCGATGCTCCAGTAATAGTGACCGTGCCAAGCAGCCATGCGCTGATAGCGTCGAGTCGAACTTGTTTTGTCTGACCAGCAGCCAGAGAAATGTTATAGCCAGCGCTGACATCAACAGTCTGACCAAGACCAGCAACAAACAGGGTTGTAGAACCGCTGCCATCGATATTTGCAGTAAGAGTGCCTGCTGTATCGTTCGTAAGCTCCAACACTTGATTAGAGCCAGCTACATAAACCAGCGTATCCGATGCACTAAGAACTGTAGTAGTGACAGCCACAGGTGCCGTAGCACCACTGACAGAAGTTTGAGTAATTACAGCCATTATTTATCCTTAAGCCAAAATGCAGGCTTGCACAACAGCGCCTGTCGCAGCAACAATCGAAACAGTACCGGAGAAGAATGCAGTGTGAGCATCCATCGGCACAAACGCAAAACTATTTGCAGCGACTGGAACAACCAACCCGCTTGCAACGTTATACGTAGCCGAACCAGCACCGGGGATTTTCACAGTCGATGCCGTACTACCAGTGATAGTGACGTTCACCGACGATGCGGAAGTGTTGTACAGAACGAGCTCTTGTGCAGCACCGGGAGTGTATGTGAGAGTGTCGCCAGAAGTACCAACGGTAATCTTCGTCGGAGCAACCACACCATTGACACTTTTAGAAGTGTTGGTAAGATTTGCCATTTAAATTCCTTTAGAATTGTTTAAATTTCTTGCCTGTATTTCACCCTCACAGCAGCCATCCTGAACTTTGCATCCTGCATAGGAGGACTAGCATTCGGAGGAGATTCTACTGAGAAAGTTGTGTATCGTTCCTTGTCATTCACAGGGAACAGTGCTATGATGTTTTCTGTGAGAGCTTCAAGCTCCCGCATGCCCTTGCCGTCCAGTGTGTAGCAATTGATTTGAAAGGTGCCGTACTTCCTAATACGAGAAGCATCCACCGTGGCATTCATTGACGCGCTATCTAGGAACAAGATTTCTAGATAAGGGCCATTAGTGGGCTTGACGAAAGGGACACCTTCATAAGCCACGGGGATCGGAGGTGTTTGGGCTGCTGCAAATGCTGCTACAGCCGTTTCAGCTTCTTGTCGAATGTTCATGTGATTGTCTTCAGGTAGGTGAACGAGTTAGCCACAGGTGCATACACTCGACGCATGCCTGTCCAAGTCCACCCACTTACAAGGTCTTTGCCAGCAGGCCAACCAGCATACTCAACACGGAAGGCATAGTTAAGATTGTTAGACAGAGAAACAAACCCGTCCTTCTGAAAGAACGCATTGCTGTTCTTGACAATGCTCTCAATCCTAGCTATACTATCTTCACCGTTGCTTGTAGCTCCAGTGATACTCATGTCGAAGCTATTTACAGCAGGAAACCAGTTGGCAACAAAATGGCCCGCTACATAGGGACCGTCGCCTACGTGTGGAGAATTCTGAACAATACGGACAAAGTATTGATAGGCAACCCAAGTAATCTTGTAATTCACTTCTTGTAGAACACGTTCGATGTTCTTCTTAAGATGGTCTGAGAATATTCCCAATGCCTTCTCCTTTAATTCAGAATTATATCATCAACAAGGCTTCTTGTCAAATTTTACGCACTCTTAGTGATGTCTTGTTTGTAGATGTATGAGTCTTTCACAAGTGTGCGTTTGTACCCTTGTCCATCCGTCATCTCAATATCAAAGTAGAAAAATCCAATTTGATTTGCCTGAGCCTCTGTAGGGGCAAACTCTACAACACCTGTTGCGGCGTCTGTAATAACACCGTCAAGTTGGTACACTTGTGTTGTAGTATCTACGGGGTTCTGAACAGAGTTAAGTGTCAACTTGAAAGAGCAACCCGCCAGATTCACCACATCACCTGTTGCTGCATTAGAGATGGTGAAACTGTCTGCGTAAGTATCACCCCTAGTTCTAGTTATTTGCATAAATGATTCCTTAGTTAAGGGAGATGTTATATGGGTTGCCAGACAGTGTGATTTGGTACGGAGATAACACAAGCGCAATATTAAATTTATCGCCAATCGCCGTGTAGTGGACACCACCTTCTGTTGTGCCATGCACTGTTGATGTGCCTGTGGCATTGCACATTACCGCTGCCACTGTTGCTGTTATTGTACTTATTACGCTAGTGCCAGCAGAGAACCCTGATGATTGCACAATCATCATTGTAACAGGTTGAGAGTTGCTTGTTCCTGTTGATGTACCCTGTGTCGTGCTTACAGAGTTTGCACTTGCTGTAACTGCGCCATTACCTGTCGTATTGCCAGAAGACGAAACAACTGCTCCGCCGTTCGCGTTAGCTGTAGACAATCCACTAATGGTGCCTGATGCAATAATAATGGTATTACCAGTTGCATTTGCAGAAGACGCTCCAGCAGAAGAGCCACTAGCAGACACGATAGAATCTTGCTGTGCATTGCTACCTGTGCCGCTAGCAACAGATGTGCCGTAAGAAGCTCCATCCACTTGCCAAATTGCAACTCCCTCGGCTGTAACACCAGACAAGCAAACTACCGAACCCTCAGTTGAGGTAATCGAGAGTGTTACACCTGTTGCGCTGGATATGCTGTCAGCACTTCCAGATGTTTGCCAAATACTGCACGAGGTTGCTGATACATTCGCCCCGGCGACACTAGAACCTGATGCTGTTACGATTGTGACGGCAGATGCAGATGCAATAGATGATCCTGTAGAACTGCCCGCTGCCGCTACAGTACCAGATGTTTGTGCTGTTCGCGGCCCTACTCCAAGTGGTTGTGTTCCGAGAGGTGAAAGGCCCAAAGCCATATTACACCTCTGGCCAGCCGGTTAAATAGTCGTAAGCAATAACATCTTCAATTGACACCATCGCGGTCACAGCATCCCTGTGTTTCCCGTCTGTCCCGCCAATTGCTGTTTCACACCCGATGAAGCGAGATGCATTAGTATTCACCTTACTAACAAGTTCTGCCACCGATATTCCTCGTGCAGAAGCTTCCGCTGAGAGCATAGGGCATTGTGATGGATCACCTGATGCATTAAATTTTGCAGCTTCCGCTGCTTTAATTGACCAGCTTGCCATTTCACCAGCACTCACTGTGGAGACTACTTTGTCACGAAGAGATTTGGCGTGAGCAGAAATGGCATTGCATTTTTCTGTCTTCACATAGTTCAGGGCATCACTTTCAGTGTATCCATTGATAAACTCTTGTGCCACAATAGGATCACTGGCAAATTCTCCTGAAGAGCCACCTTCAATCTGAATACCTTTATCTGCCAAAGCTTCATACATACCCGGAAGATACCCCGCAGGAAGAATGATTCGGCAGTCTTCGTTTTCGTAGATTCTCATTTGAATAACCCCACTACTTGCCCACCTCCAGACCGCGTATATGCGTTAGATACACTAGCATCCCCGGTAGATGGCAATGCGCCGTAAGTGGCAGATTTATCGAACATCATAAGATCACGGCCCCCACCAGACAATGTACTGCACAGACCATGACCGAAATGGGATAATCTCCGCAGAGAAATAGCACCACTAGATTGTAAGCACAGCCAAACAAAACCCGAAGGCATCCAGAAAGGAGTTGCCATTGTCACAGCCCTAAAGCCTGTAGCGCCAGTGTCAATTTGAGATGCAGAAGTAAATTCAGTGAGAAGATTTCCGGGACCACCTGTGGTTAGGTCTAAATCATAAACACCCATGCGCAGTGTCGAAGATACCACTGCTGTTGTAACATCTACAGCAACTTGAGAAAAAGGTCTTCCGTAAATATACTCACACGGAATATACAGGCGCGAACCTGCTGTCATAGCGTAGGCTGCTGAGTTACTATCGTAAGTTACACGAGTATTGAAAGGTTGCCACACATCAGAGTTTGAAGATGTGACATTAAATGTGCTAGTAAGTGGTGCCTTCTGCGTATTTGAACCACCACCAAATGTAATAACAATATTGGCGGCTGTGGAACCGAACGTTAATGCTGTCGGATTTGATTTGTTGTAGGTTCCACCCGACGACCACGTTTTTAAGATGTTGCTGCGCGTCAATACGTTAGTTGCTAAGTTAACTGTACCGACTCCAGACTCTTCCTTCAGCAATGAAGTAAGGGTGGAGTCTGTGTACTCTGCAATCTGGTATGCCATCGCCAACGAACCGGATGTGCCAAAAACATCAGTAGGTTGCGGAAAGCCATCCCCCCTGCTGGCAAGCTGCAATGTGCTCGCACCCCCTGTTCCGTTATGTGTGCAGCGAAGAGCGTCTGCAAACATAATCAGTCCTCGGTAACCAGATTTGCAGCAGTAGTAATACGTGGAATTACGCCTACAGCCATAGTGATGTTAGGTGTGAGCGTGCCGCTATAAAGAATCTTACCAGTACCCGACGAAGACGTACCAATCGAGAAATGGGTGAGTGCTGCGCCCGGAGAGGCTGTACACGAGGGGAAGTCGAGGTTGCTAACAAGATTAACTGCGTTGGCAGTGACCGTGAAGCCTGCCGAAGAACGGGCAACACTCATGCGTGTGTAGCCTGTATATGCTGTTTCGCTGGTCGTTTGATTGCCTGCTTCGCCCGGATCAGCAGTGTGCAGAGCAAACCACAGATTGCCAGCAGCAGCACTTGGTTGAAGCCCCGCTGCGTCACCAATGTTAGCGATTGCAACATTGTTGAAGATGAGCTTCATGTAATCATTTTCATAAGCATCCGATTTGCCTGCCATGTCTATTTCCTTTTAAATTTATTCACGAACGTACAACTCATATAGAACAGCACCACCGGCTGTCATAGAGGTGTTAAATTGTTTTACAGTAACAATCTTGTAAGACACCCCATTAATCTTGATGAGGTCTTTGTTGGGTTTCGGTACAGGCATCGTCACTCCTGTTGCTTTTTGTGGAGGTTGGATGTACACTTGTTTATCGCCAGATTGCACAAGAGTGTTCTTCTCTTCTCCTAATCCTTCAGTCTTGCGAACATAGTCTAGAAAGACAGCATTCACTTGGAAGTTTTGATATGTAACAGAAGCTTCAGATGTGGACGGGTCATAAGCACCAAGCGTAGCAATTTGTAGAATTGCTGTAGAGCCGAATTGGCGCATCATTTGGGAGACGGTACGGTCAAATTGGCTGATAATCGTCATGCTCAATTCCCGTTAATATTGCCGTTTACAACAGCACCGCTGTAAGGGTCGAATGGACCTGTAGAGATTTGATGCAGGCGTTCGTCCGAAGTTGGATGAGTGTAAGCACCGTTGAAGTCTTCTTTGAATTGCAAGATTGGGTGCGTTTCGTCTGCGCCTGCAACGTAGGGAATAGGGCATGTATTTCCGAACGTAGGGTCTTTTAGAACTAACAGCAGGTAAGCTTTATATTGCTCAAATGCTTGTTGCCCATAAACTTCCAACACACCCATCTTACTTTGCGTGTTAAAAGCCAGCCCTGCAAGTATATATTGCCCACACAGAATTGTTGCTGCCCTAAGATTGCCATTGCTGTCGTCCAGAGCAGATTGATACACTTCGTCAGGAAGTTGGGGAATGTCTAAATAATCACCTAGTCTATAGCGAAGCTTCCCGATTGGTGAACTCAGGTCGATTAGTGGCATGTTTGCTCCTTAATAAATCTCCTTAGCATAAGAGCCTCAAAAGAAGCTCTTACAGTCAAGAGACTTAAGCTCTCGTGAGAGAGCTTAACATTCTTAGTTGCTCGACGTAACTTTGATGATCGAAGCAGGGCGAGTGGTGAAATAGAGAGGAGCGGCTTCCATCTCAAATTCAACATACTCATCGCGCGGATCAATGTATGAGCGAACGAACAGTTCTTGGCCCGGTTGGTTAGCTTCCGACAGTTTAGCCGAAGGACCGTTATAGCCACGGAACAGGTCTTTCACACCTTCTGCGTAGGCGATGCCCGACGAAGCAGCAAATGCATCTTCAGTGGTGCCACCCGGCAGATTGAATGTTGCGTCATACGAGACAAATTTAATGCCGCGCAGAGTGAAATGGTCCATGATGCCCCACTTCATGTACTCGGTGTTGTCGTCACGCAGAACTTGGTTGCCAGCACCATTCGCCATGTAGAACTGATATGCATTCTTAACGTTTGCATGCGAAATCAGCTTGTCGTAGAACACCGGATCAACCAGCACCGAAACACCCGAAATAGCGCCACCATTCAGGACATTCTTAGCGATAGTGGTTTTCAGTTGGCGAATAATCGAATCAACGTTGGTAGTCGAAGTACCAAGCAGGAAGTCGATAGTGGTTTGGGTAATACCGAATTCAGAGTACATATCAGCCATTACAGTGCCGTCCGGGGTTTTGAACACGCCCTTCAGAGCTTGCAGCTTCATGTATTCCTGAGTCTGGTCCCATGCAAGACGCATGTCGCCCATCTTTTCAGCAGTAGCATTACCGTATGTTTCCTCATCGGTCGAACCCGGAGTGCGCCAGCCTTGGATGTCCTCATTGGTAATGCGATCAGCGTGTTTGAAGTATGCCAGCTTCAGTGCGAAGGTGTCAGCCTTACGCTCGTGACCTTGCGTAGCAGCGTGAGCGCCGCGATTCACTTGCGGCAGCAGGGTCGTGGTCTGGTAGTCTTTGTCAAAAACGATAGCGGTTTGAGCAGTCGATTTAACGTTGAACAGGTTTTGGCTATTGATGTAGCCGTATTGCAGCGGGGTTGTAGTAATGCCGTCAACGTAATCGGCATTTTTGAAACTATTGAAATAGTCGCGGATAGTCATGCTCATTGCATTATTCCTTTATTTATTAAACTTGAGTACGAACGTGGATGTTCTTAGCGCGCAGAGCATTCTGAACAATGGTTTGGTTGCCCGAGGTGACGGTATCTTTGTACAGCAGACCTTTATCGGTAACGCCAGCGTGACCCTTGTACAGCACCACCAGTTGATAATCACCCGGAGCCAGCGAAGGCACATCCAGAGTCGATTCAATCAGCACGCATACATCAGCATT